CAGAAAAAGAAAGTGTGTCGTCAGAAGTGGCTGGCTGAGTACCGCAATCAAATATATCCAATATGTAATAATCTCCCATGCTTTGCCGGTTGTTGGCCGATAACTCCGTATTCAGTTTAGCACCTCCACGCTCATCGTCGTTGTACACGAGGCGTTTGTTCATTGGATGCCACAGCGGCCTCTTGATGATTCTGCCTTGATCATTACCAGACCTGATACTGAAGGTGCGGTCGTACAAAATCTTGGCGCGCCGGTTATCTAGCTTCGCGTCGATCGGGTCGGACCAGTCGATATTGACCGCTCCCTTAAAGATGATATCAGCAACTTGGTTCCACAAAGTAGTATCCCCGCTAGAACCACCACCCGCACTAGTGCTCGGGTAGATGCCGGTTGTCGATCGGACGTATCCATTGGATGTTTCGAGCCAGTAAGCCCCGTGTAGATCACGGACATCGTCAGGTTGAAGTAACTCGTTTCCGTAAAAAGAAAAACAAATTCGACGGTGGAGCCAGTTGCGTCCGGATGTAGTCTCGTACATTAGACGCTCCTTTATACCACGGGCATAACAATTGGTGGCTGTGCGAGTAGCATCGTCATTAACGTTGGCCTCACCGGCCCCAGACGATGAGTCAATGCCTCGTGCAGTAGCGACAAATCCAAAAATATTGAACCTATCAGTAGGGGTCGCTAACATCTGGACTGCGCCTTGTGCGGCAGTGTCACCGGTGAAGGGATTAGGTTTCCAAAAGGCCAACATATTATCCTGTTTCTTACGAGAAGAAACATTCAAAATGCGCTTGCGCGTAAAAGGACGTCGGCGGGAAAAAGAAAAACGACGCTGCCCGCGTAAGGAGGTGCCTCTGCGCCTGTAGCCCCGGCGCGCCGGCATCCCGCGAACGCGTCGAGAAAAACGCCGACGTCGGAGTGGATATCGAGAATAAGCCATCGTACGAGGATGGGGAACGGACAAAGTGGGGGGAAAGCGCAGGTATAAATACCTAAGGCTGTCCGGTGTCCGTTCAGCACGTTACAAAGTTATACGTGCTTCACCATGCCAAGAGCTTTCTCATTAAAAGACTGCAAGTATGCCCTCCTTACCTACTCAGCCCTCGGAGAGGATCCAGAATTCGTTCTTGAGTGCGCGAACATTCTTGGAACAAAACTTGCAGGAAGATTTGAGGACTCTACTACAACTGTTGGTAGAGAATTGCATCCCAATACCGGAGGATATCATCTACACATATTCGTCGATTTTGGGGGAGCTATATCCGTCAGAGGAACAGACATCTTCGACATCGTCACAGGAGACGGACGTTGTTTCCACCCAAACATACAGAAGGTGGGCAGAACCCCTGCAAAGTCGTACGACTACGCTATCAAGGATGGAGACATACTCTGGGACAACTGCAGCAGGCCAGAGGACAAGGCTCGGGCCAATAACTGGAAACATATCGTCGAGGCAGATACCGCCGAGGAATTTTGGACTCGCATCCGAGAACTGGAACCCAGAGCACTTTGTGTCAGCAACCCTAGCCTTTCAAAATATGCAGATAAACGATACGCAAGACCTGCCATATCGTATGACCATCCGGAGGAGTGGGTTTTCAACCTGGTGGATTACCCAGACCTCGGATCTTGGTTACAGAATGAGCTTGGCGAGAGGGGTATGAATGCAAGGTAAGCATGTCCCCCCTCCCTGGGCCGCTTGACGCTGGCCACGGGGGGACCTTCCGGCGGCCTTCGGCCAGCCTCTCGTTCACTCGCAAGCTCGCTCAGCTCACATACTACAGAGAAGGCCTCACAGCTTGGTCATGTTTGGACCTACACGTACAGGTAAGACTGCATGGAGCAGGTCCCATGGCAAACACTTGTACTTTAACGGACTTTATTCATACAAAGAAGCCATCAAAGCGAATTGTCCAGATTACCGTTACGCCGTGTTCGACGACCTGCAAGGTGGAATCAAGTTTTTCCATCAGTTCAAACAGTGGCTGGGAGGTCAACACCAATTCCAAATTAAAGGGCTTTATAGAGATCCTGAGCTTCTTGAGTGGGGAAGGCCATGCATATGGCTGTCTAATGGGGACCCTAGATTAGATATGTCACACAATGACGTTGAATGGATGGAAGGAAATTGCACATTCATTGAAATAACTAGTACGCTTATCGCTCATGCCAATAGTACGTAGACTGGACAGAAAAAGAAAGTGTGTCGTCAGAAGTGGCTGGCTGAGTACCGCAATCAAATATATCCAATATGTAATAATCTCCCATGCTTTGCCGGTTGTTGGCCGATAACTCCGTATTCAGTTTAGC